CTATTTTTAGTCCATGTACACCGTTTGCGGTATACACATCTTTGTCCAAGTGTGTAGTAACTTTGTTATCCAACAATGTCAAATCTGTATCATTTGCCTTGTTATCAAGTGCAACCTGTAGCCCATCCACATCACTTATTTCATGCGAGTGTAAAGTTGGTGGAAATGCTGTAGGCTTACCAGGAATGCTTGACCACCCAGCAGTAACATTCCCGTTCTCGTCAGGCTCTTGTTCGTTTACTGTTCTCACAGCTCCCAAACCATCAATACCCCCAACAGCTAAAATGCGCCAATTGATACCGTCGTCATTAGGTATCGTACCTTGCACTTGTTGCAAAGCGATATAAGACGAACGACCATAACGTACCACGTTAAATTCTTCATAAATTGCACCAAGAGTATACTCGCCTTTGAAGTCCAATTCATCAATAATGGCATTCATTTCATCGATTTTTTCATTTGCTGTTTGCATCGTATTGTTGAATGTAGTTGTTCTACTTTGTTCCGCTAATTCTCTAGCTTGTTCTGTTAATACACGAGCTGATTCATTTTCACGTCTAATTGTCTCAGCATTTCCCCGCTCTGTTTCAGTAGTAATGCGTGTGTTTTCTGCTGACACACGACTATTTTCATTCGATGCACGTTGCGCTTCGGCTGCAACAACACCGTTCAATTCTATTTGTAGCGCTTCAAGTTCTACTTTCAAATTGTTCATTACAGTAACAACTGAATTCGCATTATTTGTCGCTGCTTCAGCGTTCGAAATTGCCGCAGCGATGCTCGAAAGTGCATTATTTGTTTGTGTAATTAACAATCGCATTTCATTAATAGAACTATTGGCGTTTTCTGTAGCAGTTATAAGATCATCTATTAACTTCCCAACATCTTCATTACCGGCAAGCATCCCAATTTGATATTGCAAATGAGAAAAATAAGATTTAATTCTCTCCCAGTTCTCATTAATACGGTCACGCCCTTCTTTTGATATGGGTGACAAAGTTTCAAGCAGTGGGTACTTTTCAGTCATGTAAGCACCTCCTTATAAATAATAAAAAGGGAAATCAAAACTTATGGACGACACCGTACCGCCAGTAATCGTAAATTGATTGTTCCCTTTTTTCAGTGATATTAATTTTTTATTCGTTTGCCCAGTGACGTGCTGACCATTTTTCAGATAGCTCACACCATCAAGAACTAATGTATCGGATGGTGCTAAGCTACCATTTAAGCGGAATACATCGCCTGTAGCCACATTTGTTATTTGCACAAAGCTTGCAAAATTACCTTTCAATGTGATTTTTAACGGCATATAACGAGGATCAATCTTTACATTGCCATAGTTTTTCAGATTAAAATTGTTGGTCGAAAAACTGAATTGCGGGGGGCTCTCATCCCAGTCAAAGCTCATACCCCAAGCAATTTTGTCAATATCCCATGCTTTCTCTAGTAGTTGCAGGCTCGTAAACGGTGTTGTTGCATAAGGTAAGTCACTTGTTTCGAACTCAATTACCCGTTTACCTCGTAATCCATTCCATTCAATTGCATCATTGTTGATGCGCTCCACTCGCCAACATTTGTACATTTGCTGTGTCCATTTCACTTTGCCAAGCGCACTTTCAAATGATGTTTGACCTGGTAATTCAAAACCGTAACTTTCTGTCATTAATTGCTGGTAAATATAAAAATCCTCTGCATCATCAAAGATTTCTGCAAGGACTTCTGTTAATAATTCTGTATCAGATATGTTTTTGGCTTCAACTAACATTTTCAACTGCAATTTTCGTATACCGTGATAACGTGTCACCCTATTTCTTCCCGGGCGTCCTGTAACATTCTCTGAATTATAGATGATGTCAACAGGTCCAACTTTTAAAATCGGAACCCCGTATTCGGTAAGGTTAAAACGAGTACCATCCACTTTTTCGATTATAGCCACCGAACATCATCTCCTTTTCGCAGTGTTTATTTTTGTCTTATTTGCCCCTCGTTCGTTGATGTAAGTTTCAACATCTTCACCTGTCCAGTTTTGATGTAGGTCTATATTAACAACGGGCTCAGCAACCTCACTCTCATCATACACTGCTGTATTGACATTACCTGATAGCGATAACGCAGAAGGTGTGAAACGATTCCCTGAAAGAATACCTTCCATTGAGCTTTGAACATCCGACGAAATGTTTTGTAATAATGTATCGAGCTCGCCACGCATCGACTTGAAGCCATCAATTAATCCTCTCATAGCTTGCTTCCCAATTTCGGGTAATGTAGCATTGAGAAGATCAAATTTATCCGTTGAGCCATTGACCATTTCGTCAACTTCCTTCAACATGTCATTCTTTAACTTCTCGATTTCTTGAACTGTTTTCTCACGTAATGAAATGATTTCTTTCTCCATTTCTTCACGTGCACCCGCAAGTTCTTTCGTCGCTTGTTGCCCAGCTAAATCAATTTTCGCTTGCCATAGACGCTCATATTCAGCTAGTTCAGTTGCTGACATTTTCGTGAGCGCTTCAACTTCCGCTGCTGCCTTAGGTCCCATTTGTTGAAGTTCATCAATCAAACCTTGGCTTAACCCTCGAAATTCGAGTTGTGAAATATTGTGCATCCAGCTACTAAGTGTTTCAACTTGTTGACGCATATTGTCGAGTAAATTAATTTGCTTTTTAATATTTCCGTCATCATCATACTCAACCATTTCTGTAAGTTTAACTTCATCGAATAAGCCCCATGTATTAGCCAATGTGTCCCGACGTGCTTCAAATGTTTTTTGGTACTCGTCACGTAATTTCTGTTCTTCATTAGCTAGTTTTTCATAAAGACTTTGCACATCTGAAGTATATTTATCCATAACCGTCTTTAAGTTTTCGTATAAGGCCTTTTTGGCGTCATAAATTTTTTCTTCATATGCAATTTGCTGCTCGGAACCAATTTCATACTGTTTCATATACTCTTCATACGCTTTAATTTCTTCTGCTAACGACATAGCACCATATTTTCGAGCTTTATCAATAAGCTTTACTTCATTTTCGAACTGCTCTTGCATAGCTGCTTTATGGGCAGCTGTATATTTATTGAGAGCCCGAACTTTATCTTGTGTACCGTCCTTAAAAGCTGTTTGAGCATATTTCCAATAAGCCGCTTCCTCAGCTGCACTTACACCATACAATTCTTTTTGACGATCGATGTACTCTTCTAAATTAGCAAGTTTGTTACCATTTAAAACCTGCTGTTCTTTGAGTACATCCTCACTCATTTTCTTCTCAATTTTAGCGATTTCACGATTAGCATCAGTACGAAGTTTTGCGATTTTGTTCGATTCGGCTTGCGTTAATTTACGTTTAGCCTTTGCTGCTTTTTCATTAATGGACCTTACATCATCCGCTAACTTCGATTCTAACTTTCGAATTTTATCATTAGCTTCATCGGTAATTTTCTTGATCTCGTTTTTATTTTCGTTGATTGCTCTCGACACAGCATTTTGAGCGCCACGTATCTGTTTTTCTGTAGCCTTGATTTCTTTTGAGAAATCGGGCATTACAGCACCAGCCATTTCTTTAGCTGCTGTTTTCACTACATTTAAGTTATCTGTTATCCCTTTTGCAACACCCGCTGGGATCCATTGAGCCACCGCTGCCATGACGCGCGAAGGAGAAAAGATTTTTAAACGTTCTTTCAACCAATCCGGTACCAAGCCAGCCAGCGCTGATATCTTGTCTTTAACCCAAGTAAAACCAGAATCAATCCCTTTTACAAGGCCGTTTATGATGTCTTTTCCGATGTCGAGTAAATTAATGCCCGATAAGAATGAAACAGATGCTTCCCAACCGCTTTGAATCCCTTTTCCTATGTTATCCATCGCTGACGATATGCTTGTAAACATGTCACCAAACCAGCCAGTTACAGTGCTATAAATACCACTTACAACCGACGAGAAAAAGGAAGCAATCGCATTCCAAATTGAAATAGCATACGATTTGACGGTATCCCAATTTTTGTACAGTAAGACACCTACCGCAATTAACCCTAGAACGATTCCGACTGGGCCCATTAAAAGACCAAAAGCCCGCACAATCCACGGTAGCACCTTACTTGCCAAGCTTGTGAAAACACCAATCACTCGTGTGGCACCACTGACAATAGAAGTGAAGCTAGGTAGTAATTTTAGAATTGCTGAACCAATAGAACCGAATGCTTTAATTAAAGAACCGATAAGGCCTATAAGGTGCTTCCCTATTAACGAATGAAACAGGACAATTGGGGCAGTAAGTGCCATGATACCACCGATTACTAATGGAATAGCACCCATCAACTTACTGAACCAGCTGTGTGTTTCCATCATCCCACTAATCCATTCTAACGTAGCATTAACAATATCAAGAACCTTGTCCCCATAAGGAGCCATTGCAATTCCCATGTTTACAAGAAAATCAGTTAGGTTTTTAATTAAATCTAGTACACGTGGTGTCGATTCTCTAATGTAATCTAGGAATTGCTGAAATTTATCACTTTCACTTAGAGATGCAGCCCATTCTTTGAAGCCCTCCACCATTTCAGCGAGTCGGTTCATAAAATCACTGGCCATATCTCCGAAAGCCGCAAAAAATTCAACCAAACCTTGTACTAAATCTCCAACAATTTGACTGATAATTGGCATGTGCTCTTGTACATAAGAGATGAAAGCTTGGAATCGTTCGCTTTCTGTTAAACCATCTGCCCACTCTGCGAAACTTTGCCCCATAGAAGAAAAACTTTCCGACCATGTAGTGGCAGCTGGCGCAAGAGCTGAAATAAGCGACAGTATCCCTTGAACAAATCCACCGATTCCCACACTCATATTTTCGAATATGGCAGGCCCGTATTGATTAAACGTATCAAATATCCTTTGGATTGGCTCTGAATCTATTGAACGGTTAAATGCGTCAGCTAAACGAGCTGCACTATCTGCTACACCTAAAATCATAGGTTCAAGTGACTTAAGTATTTTCGAAGCTGCTTGCATGGAGCTTGTAAATGCATCTAATACAGCACCTTCTGTTTTTTTAACTAAACTATCATAGACAGCAACAAATCCAACCCACGCATTTTTAGCTTCTTGTTGAACCTTTGTTAATTTAGCAGTTTCATCGAATAGATTTTTAATCGTCGGAATTGCTACAGCGGCCAAGGCAACGAATCCTAATGCAGTTATACCTAATGCCGAAGCGAAAATTAATGTTTGTCCAGCTAATACGCCTATCATAACCCCTAACGAACCGATAAGACCGACTAGACTAGAGATAACTGGTGACAGTGTTGTAATAAGTATGATGACGAAACCAATCAAGGAGTTCATTACAATTTCAGCAACATTACGCTGAAATGTCGCAATTCTCCCTAAATGTTCTTTCGCTTCATTTATATTAGCTTTAAAACGAATCCAAATTGTTTTCGTGTCAAGCTTAGCAATTAAAGCTTGGACCTTAACATACGCTCGAATGAAAGGATGTATATTTAAACTTAAATCCACATCAGGATCTTCATCATCTAAACCTTCAGCAAGAGCTCTAGCTCTCAAAAGCTTACGACGGAAGTCTGTTTCGATTGCTTCAATTTCGACATCAATTTCATATTCGTCTAGCTGTTCTGCGATGGCATACACTTCTGCTATTTGCCGCATGAAATCATAATAAGCCAATTCAATTTCTAAACGTGGCTTATTTCCATCGATCCCTCGAAGCGCTTCTTTAACGGCTAACATTTCGCTGTAAAATTCCGTTGTAGCTAGTTCTAGGTCAACTGTAGGATTTTGTTCTTTGAACCTATCTATCCACAATTGCGCTCTTTTTATTTCAGCTCTCAACTGTTTATTGTTTAAACGAACATCGACATCAGCACGGTTATTTAAGCCTCTTATTTGGCGTAACAAACGGATTCGTTCTGCCTCAAACCCCAACGTAGATAATGACACATCAACGTCAGCATTTTCACTACTCAATTGCGCAATCATCTGTCGCACATAGGCCATTTCCCTGTTAAATTCATTTAAGTCTAAATCGACATTTACTGAAACAGACTCTGCTAATCTACGAATTTGTTCTTCAACTACTGCGTGCTCCGTATTAAATCTTTGTGTCAATAAATTAACATCGACATTAACCCCCGTAGCCAACTCTCGAATCTGTCTATCTACTTCACGCATCTTACGTTGAAATTCTTTGATATCCGCACCTACATGTGCATCAAAACGCTCCGTTGTCATACTCTCACCTCACTTTCTTATTTTCTTATTTTTCTTTTGGAACAAACGCTTTGTACCAATCAAACGACTTTAAGCCTTTTTTCATACGGTCATACAGTGTGAAGTCTGCTTGTTTCTTACGAGTTGTTGTACCATCAATAATCTGTTTACGTGCTGCATCAGCATCAAAGTATTTATGTGGTGGTGCCGGCTTACCTTTCGTCTGACGCGATGAAATTCCAGCCACCCATGCAGCATGAATTGCGCGTTCCTGCGCATCAATAACAGCCAAATTTGCTCCTTGCACACGATTCAACCACTCTTGATATGTCCAACTGTACATAAGCTCGCTATCGTACACACCTAGAACACGAGCTGTTAACCGTTCGAATTCGTCGTAAGTTATTCCTCGTTTTTCACTACTGTCAATGGAATTACATCCGCTTCCGGCATCGTTAGGACTTCCACCTCGAATAACTCCTTGCCTGTAATCTCCTTGTACGATTCGTTCATCCGTTGTAACATAGCTACTGCTGTATGTTTGTCCACTTCTTTCGAGCGCATGAATCTTACTAACTTCATATTTTTCACGAATTTCTTCAATTCGTTTCTCGTAAAAGCTGATGCATCAATCGCCGCAAACACTTCGGAGAAAATCATTGTTGCATCCCCGTCCTCATCCATTCGCAGCTCAATAGCGTCCATAATTTCCTCAATTGACGCAACGACCTTTTCTTCCTTTGGAGCAATATCCATCGCAGCTTTAAAGACTTTTGCTAACGCTTCGATATCCATTTCTAACAAGTCGTTCATCACCTTGGATAACCCACCTGTTAACTTGTTCTTATTGTCGTTTTCTCCTTTGATGTCTTTATTTAATTTGCGATCAAGTGCCACAGAAAACTTTAATTCAAACTCTTTTTCTTTGATTGATAAAATGGCCATGTATATATGCTTCCTCTCTTATTTAAAAATAGGGAAGGCAGGTCTGTTATCCTGCCCAGTAATTATTCAACTGTGATTGCTGCCGTCGCTGTAAATCCGCCATCTGTTGTTATTACGGTAATTGTCGCATTACCGACATCTACGCCCGTAACCAATCCATTAGCATCTACAATTGCAACATCGTCATCGCTTGAGCTATACGATACCGTTTGCGTAGTCGCAGTTAACGGTTCAACTACTGCTGTAAGCTGAACTGTATCACCCACATCGATTGTTGCAGTTGTTGGCGATAAAGTTACACCTGTAACCGAAATCGGTGTTTTTGTACGGTTGTTATGGTCGCCTGTGTACTCTCCTGGTGTTTCGAATCCATAGCGTGCAAAATCTTCAATGCCATCTGGTAATACAGCAAATTCACCATCTACAGACTGAATTTGGATTGTCATTTCCGTTGATATTTCTTCAACACCTTCATAGGGATAGGTGTATGAAAGTTCTCCAAGACTTGTATAGCCGAATGTGGCGTTATGTCGACCGTTTGAGTTTTTCTCTGTATCAACAATCCAAATTTTCACTTCAAGCCCTTTACGCATAGCTCGCTTTAATTCATCTTGTGCCTCGTCACCACTACGGAATAAAAAGCCAGCTGTAATTGTTTCAGTTAATGTACCTGTTTGTGTAATTGAGCCGAATTTCGAGCCTTCTGTTGTATTTGAACGGCTCATTGTGTGCTCTAAATCACGTTGCAAGCCTGGAATAAGTGCGTCTGCACCCAGTACATTGTCCGTCGGCTGAATTAATATAATCTTTGTCATAGTGTACCTCCTAAACTTTTCTTTTAAATAATCTATAAGTTAAGGACAACACCGCGTGCTTCACAACGGCGTTTATGTCCTCGAAAATTCGCTCATCGTCAATATCAACCTTAGTTATTTCAAAATCCACAATATTGAGTTTGAAACGTAATGCTTGTTTAACGGCATTTAAAAAGAGAGCAGGCATGTAGTTGCCGTACTCTCCTGTTTGTTCTTGATTATGCCAAATGTGTAAAGTGACACTTATGTCTTGCAAAAGGTCAGGCCCTGCCAACACGCGAGAAATAGTAGGTGCTGAAACATGAATATACGGGCTAAGAGCTTCGTTAGGTATATAATCATACAAACGTCTATCCTTTTCTTCTTCCGCCATTAAATCGATAGGGATAAGTGCAAGTAAATCACTATCCTCTGATAGTCTTTGTACTATGGCGGTTTGTAAAGCAATAATTACAGACATTCATATCACCTACCAATCTTTCTCATTTCACTAACAAAATATTCGCTGGCTATCTGAATTGCAGGTCGCCAAAAAGGTTGTGGAGCCATACCTTTAGTTGTTACCCATCGGTTTAATTCATCCGAATAATAAGTCCAAGGAGTTTTGCGTCCTTTTCCGCCTTCTGCATAGATACCTGTGCCATACTCGACATATATGGCATAATGCACACCAACTCGGACAATCGCTAGCAAACCATCATTCAATATTTCGACCTCAATACTTTTTATAAGGTCGCCTGTATCTCTTGGCGCCCTTGCTATTGCTTCCGCTTTAATCCTATTCGCCGTTTCGACCACTACCCGCTTCACATCAGTTATCACATCATGTTGCCAACGCCTGGCCGCTTTACGTAGTCGTTTATTGCCGATTCGAGTAATTCCCATTAGATACGCTCCATTGGATAACGGTCGACTTCGTGCATGCCCCCTTGATCTTCGCTATCACCAGCTATTTTATATTGCTTACCATCGAACTCTAATCGAGCATTAGCAGGAATTACAGTACCATATGGGCAATATAAAAAACGTGAAAGTTTGATGTTTAATTTGCTGTATTCAACAATTACTGACGTTTTGGGTGTATCAACAAAACAAGCGATTTCTTCGATCGTTACCCACTCTTTTTTAGTGCCTCCTGTACCATTCGGAACAGTTTTTTCCTGTTTTACCTCAACTATATGAGGAAATTCATCGAATGGGCTGAAAAACATGGAATTTTGCCTTTCTGCATGCGTTATAAGGTGTGAGTAGGTCGGTTAAAGCTGATGGCAGTTCGGTAAAATTGAAGGAATACGACACACTGCCCATTGAACGGCTTTTCAATGCCCCATTTCCTCCAAAGAAATTCGTAGCTTTTGCCAAGAAAATTTTTAGAGAGCTCGGTAAAGTGTCTTGCGTGAATTTTTGACATAATTGTTCGTTTAACATATCAAGCACTAACGGCAACATGACTTCGTAATATTCGTCATTTGTAGCATTTTTGTCATTAGCGATTTTTTTGTAATAAGCGATTTCCTCTGCTGTAGGATTCCACATCTTACTCACCTACTTTGTGAGCTTGCTCTAAAAGGGCATAAGCCGCTTTCTTATCCTTCGCTTCTGAATGGTCGATATTAAATCCATCTAGTTGCTCACGAATCTCCGCTTCAGTGATTTTTTCGTATGGTGCTAAAAATAGATATCTGGAATTCTCCTCTACTTGTTCCGCTGTTCTGACTAGCCCCTTGCGCGATAACTCATCATACAACTCTTGGCTGACAACAACGGTTTCACCTAGTCCACACCGTTTTCCCTGCACCTTTGCATAGCCTTTTAAGACCACCGAATAATTCATACTTTTTCCTCCTTCTCCAAAGATAAAAATAGCGACTACAAGAGCCGCTAATGATTAAAGTACGTTTGCGATGAAAATAAAGTCCGCCGCCTCAAATGAAGGTAATGCAATCTGCGAAACGATTGTTTGTACGTTTACAGGGTGTTCAACTTTAACAGTAGTAATCGCAACCCCCGTATCAACAATTTCCACTTCCGCACTTGATACACCCGACATCAAGTCGGATTGCTCTGGCGTTGTACCAAACATCGTTTTACCTAATTCACCAGATGGAATAAGTGTAACAACGCCGTCTGGGAAGAAATTCTTTTGTACCCCTTTTTCATCGATGAAACGGTTGTCATATAAAGCGATTTTCAAGCCTGTTTTACGCTCAATGTAAGCTTTAACATCTTGCTCCGTTAAGATGATATTTTGCCCACCTAGTGGGTTCAAATCCAGTGCGATTGATTTGTGAGCTAATAAGTAACCGAATGTAACACTTGTCATAATAGCCCCCGTAGGTTCGGAACCTGTTGCTAATCGAACTTCACGTTTCCAACGTAATAAATCCTGTACAGGCGTTGAATCTTCATCGCTCCAAATATCTGTACCTGTTAATGTTTCAAATTGTGTTGGTTTTAGATTGTAATTGAAATCATGGTAAGCACCTTCGGCAGCGATACTAATTTTCCCTGTAGAAAGTAACTGCATTCGCATACGTTCCCTCGCTGCCGATGCACCTGTTGTTAAACTATAAGCATCATCGAATACTGTTTTTAATGCAAAATCAATCATTTTTTGATTACCTGTCATAAGTAATGTGTTTAGTTGTTGACGGTCGACTTCTTTAATTAACATACGTTCACGGAAGAATGGCATTTCTTCTTCTATTTTCTCAAAGCCTACACGATCACGTAACGGTGCCAATGCGTCAAAAGCTGACGGTTTTAATACAACTGGCAAGCCCTGCGCTGATTTTAACCATTCCAATTTTAAGCCGAGCTGTTGCTCTGACGGGAATAAGATTTCCCCTAAGTACGGCATTTTATTTGTGTTTTTCGTCACAATAAAATCCGCGATATTTTTTGGTGATACATATTCAAATAATTTTGGCATGTGTAAATACCCCCCCTTAGACCATAAATGTGATACGGCTACCTAGCGCCGTTTTAGCGTCCGTTGTCGGCGCTGTCGGAATTTTATTCAAATCGATAAATCCACGTAATACAACTGCTCCAACTGCTGGGCCGTGCGTAACATCGACATCATAAAGCGCTACACCTTCTGCATCGGATGTATTAGCAGCTACTACTAGTTCCGAATCATCCTCGATAAACCCACCTCCAACAATCGTTCCTGCTGGAATGATTTTTTTCCCGTCAGCATTAGCGACAATGCCTGTATCATCAAAAGTACGTGTTATCGATTGATGCTCAGCGTACTTTAAAATTTCTTTCGTATTGCCATAAATTGTACTTTTCACCATACTTGTATACCCCCTGTTATTTAAAATAATGATTTAACGCTTCTTGATTTTGTTGTGTATTGGTACTTTCAGCTAATCGTGCACCGAACGATTGCTCACTTCCACCACTACCAGCACCGCCACCAGGATTGCGAGCAGCCCCTTTCATACGCTCCTCAACACTTGCTTGGACAAATGCGTCAAAGTCAGTTTTGAAGTTGTCTAGGAAAGCATTTGTAGTGATTTCATCTGCATCAAGGAACTTATCAGCATACTTGGCTGCAAACGCCGCATCATAGCCTTTTTCCGTCATATAAGCAATCGCTTTTTCTTTAGCTGCCGCTCGCTGCTCTTTTAATTCGTTTTGCTGAAGCTTTTCTTCTAGTTCGCGAATCCGTTTTTGTTCAGGTGTTTCTTCTGGGTTATGCTTAGCTACTTCTGCATCAATCAACCCTTGAAGATTATTCGCCTTCCACGTGTCAAGCGCCGTATTATGGTGCTTATCTTTTTCACTGTCCAATTCACTTTTTACTGCTGCATTAGATGTAGCTGCCGTTGTTAAATCACCTTTTTCCAAACTCTCGTAAATATGTTTTTCTAAAGCCGCTTTATCACCAGCTTCAACTAATGCTTTTAATTGTTCAAAATTCACTTTCATATCTATTCTCCTTTTGCCCTCTGCACGCATCGCCCACGGAACGCATTTTATTTAATGAAAAATACCTTATTAGCTTTTATCCTCTGTTTAGGCTTTCGAGCGCTATTTAACACATAGTTGTGAGATACACAGACCACCAAACCTTTCCGCTATATCAGCCGTTTGACGTTACTTTTCGCCATAATAAAAACCATTCAGCAAATTTAGCTAAACGGCCCATCATTCATACATATCGTTTAAAATATCGACTTTCGCAACTTCTAATAACCCTATAGCTTTTACATACATGCCATCAGATGCGTATGCGGTAATAGTGCCATCTTTTGCTTTTACTGTTATTACTCCATCGCGTGCAGCTTTCTTTTCAACTAAATCAAACTTTTTTATTGTTATCACTTCTCTCAAGCATAATAAAAAGCCGTATTGCTACGACTGAAACTTTAGCGCCCCACGTTTGATTAAATCTAAAATTTCCGGCGCTGTATATGATCCAATCTAGCAGCCATCGAATTCAGAATTCACATCAATACAAATGGTTTTAAAATCTTCTGGATTGTCAATTTTTACGAAGTAACTCACATCATCGACGCTGAAAGAACCAACAATCTCTTTATCATTATAGAATTCGATAAAACCGTCAGCACCTTCACGCCAAATACTTGTAACTCCTTCGACAAGGATAGACACACCGCTTTTTAAGCGTACACTGTAGTTCATTTCGTCCCCTCCTATTTATTGCGTGCAATTGAACTGTTTGCCCACATCACAGCAGTTTCAAGGTTTGTCATAGCTACTGATTTTTCACGTGAATTAGGACATGTTTCATCGATTAAATAAGCAAGCTCTTTTGCTTTCTCTCGAATAGCCTCATACTTTTCTTGTTGCCCCTCTTTAGGCGAATGGTATTTGAAATTATTTTCGATAATCAGGTTTTTGTGTTCTCCAATATTCGGCATACAAATTCCTCTTTTCTATTTATTTTTCCGTGGTCGTTCAAATGTATGTCTAAACCAATGGCTATTTTTAGTTAAAGGAACGTACTTTCGAGAACTTTCAACATGTTCATTCAGTCCGATACCTGTAAAGCTCTCTGTAGCGTCACTTGGTTGAGGAATCGTCCGTTTAGGGTGGTTCACCTCGATTGTATGGCGCATACCAAGCCATTAAAAAGAAAATAAATAGCATGATTAGTGATGCGGCCAATCCGAATACGTATGGTTGTTCCATTTTAATCACCCTCCATTATGTCGTTGTACAATTTATCTACTGCTATTTTCAAAGACTTTATCCGATCGTATTCACTGACATTGACTGCATCAATTTTAGATATCAAACCATTTATCTGTTCAGGCGTTAAGTAATCTACACTTGTACGGCCTTCTAGTTGTGCTACAAACACTGATGTTAATAATTGAAATTTTTGTAAGTTTGTTAATTCCATTTCAATCACCCGCAACCGCTTTTGACCAATCAAATTTGCGCAACCCTTCTTGCATCCTATCGAAATGCTGAAAATTTGCTTTTAAAAGAACCTGTTGACTGAATTTGATGCTATTTAGTTTAGTTAAGTTGACTGATATAAAATCACCTGTGCGAGAGTTTTCGAGAGTTCTGTAACCTTCATTACGATATTCTAGTTCTTCTAGAAAAATAGAAACTTGTTCGAAATCCCTTTTTTCTGTCACTTCAAAAGTGTCAGTTGTACCACTTGTATAATTAAATTTAATGATTACTTTCCCTCTAGGCTCATCCATATACATATTCCTCCTTCCACCGCTCAAACGTGATATAACCATCTGTATTGATATTTGGTGGCTTAATTTCCTTGTCAGCCTTTTTAAATGCTTGAGCATAGGTCAATCCATCACCCATGTATTTATCAATACGAGCCGCAAGCTTACGCTGATAGGTTTCATCCTTGTAGTCCTTACCTCGACGTACTGACGGAAACATGCCATTGATTAAACTAATAACAATGCAACGACAATTAATGTCCATGTCCGCTCGATTCCAACCATGAGGCCGTTTAGATTTCAAGCCCTGATAGTGAAAATAGCCTTCTTTATCAGCTCGTTGCCCGTCAAGTATCTGGTGGGCTTTACGTACTCGCAAATCCAGTGCACTTGCCCATAAGTTTGTGAGCTTTACATATTTCTTCGCCTGCTCGTCTACTTTTTCGGCAGCAATCGCCTGTGCTCTGGCCGCTTCGGTACGTGCTACTGTAATGGCTTTATTGCGACTGAAACCTACTTGCTGCTCGATATGTTTAGCCATAGCAAAATAGCCGTCACCACGAAGTAACGACTGCGAAATAGTCACTTGCAAATCACGAATAAGCTTGGCTCGATGCTGCTGCATGACTTTATTCAACTTTAAATGCTCAATCGGATTTTCAAGCGCTGCGTCAATGACGCGTTGTGACGGAGCATCAAACCCCATGCGTGTGCTTGAAAATACTTCAGTTACATATGCTTTCCGTAAATAAGTTTCACTGTAGGACATTTCACGTAATTGTTTGATGTTGGATAGCGCTCTTTTATGCTCTCTTGTAGCAATATTAGCAATTCGATTTAAGATAGTGTGCAATCGATTGTACTTGTTTAAATCCGTGTAGCTTAACTCATCACCACGTCCATATTTCTCGTACATTTGAAGCAAAGTAGCTAATATTTCTTTCAACATTTTAGCGTGCAGCAAAGCGATTTTCGTTTCGGCTTTCAAAATGAGCTCGTCTACATATTCATGTATCTCAAAGATGTTCATTCTTCATCATCTGCCGTTTCAATATCTTCCTCTTTGCCAAACCTGTCTTCTGGCGGATCACTTGGATATGCCGTCGCATCTTCCGCCATTGCTTCACGTTCCGCTCTCACATCATCTACAGCCGATAATAAAGCTAGTCGTGTATCTTCGCTTACTCGACCTTGCAGGATTGCTGTAGTCTGCGCTTCCTCGTAGTAGTTTTTAGGTAAATTACGTTTAAACTCAAACCAAACCTTCAAATAGTCCTCTGGTCGGCAGTAACCAAGCCGTGCCCATCCGCTACACAACACCTTAAATTGATATTGCAGCATTTTACGATTCTTTTGCTCTGATACACCAGCCTTATGTTCAAGCGCCATTGTTTTCATCAATATGGCAATGCCTGACAGGTTACTTGCAAATTCCTCGCTGGAGAAATCAACACTTTTACCAATGCGCATGATGTTCTTTTCTAACCGCTCTAGCAAATGCTCAATCATGCTATCATTCACATCTTTTGTTAAAAAAGAAGCCTTTGCGTCTGGCCCCCAAATTTCAAGGGCACCATTTTTCTGCATCTGTTGTATCTCATCGGCATCAAGACCAATATTGTGCAAGATTAATAGTGCCAGTCGCATCGATTCTACTTCGCTGTTAGCATCAGAAAGTGTACGATCGTATGCATCAATCAAATTCATGATACGCACTGCCGCCCCTTGTAGTTCGTCATTATTTTCCATACCAAAAAGGGGGTTGTACATCAATCCGTGTTCTTGTGTACCTGTTAACACAAATGCACCACTTGCATTGTCAAAATAGTAAATATGTGATGCATCATAAAACTCCACCTTAACCACGCTGCGTTTATTAGCTTGCTCATCTAAAACAAATGTACTGTAATAGTGCATCGAGTAACGAGGCTCTGCGATTGTGTCGTCAAACAAAAAAATGACCTCTGCTGGGTCAATATTTTTACAACGTAATATCGGCTTATTATCCTCGATTGCTACATACACCAAGCGCGCGCCATAACCTGCGATATCCGTCATTTTACCAAGCGAAGCATCCTCATCTGCTAAAACCTCACGTGTACGAAATTTTTCTACCTGTTCCGCCAACGGCTGCAAGCGAGGTTCATCCCGTACTCCTTCGACTGTATAGCTGATGGGTACGCCGTACATATAGCCGTTTTTTGTATCAACTATTTCAGCATCAAACGCTGTATTAACTTTGTTATTGACCAAACTATCAATGCGCCGTACTTTGTCGTTTTCTAGTTCAAAGTTGATCGGCGGACGTGTCAAAATCGGCACACCATCAGCACTGACTTCGTAGCGATTTTGCAGCTTTTGTATGTCACGTTTAATTGTTTCGTGATCGCTGATTAGCTTTGGTATTAAATCCGCATTAAATCCGTAGTTGTCGATATATTCAACGTATGGAGCAAATATCCGCATGCGCTTAGCGATGGTTTCCTTTTGGTTTGTGTCCGTATTTTGCATTAGTTCACCTTCTTTACATAATAATTCTCAATCTCTTGTGCATATACGCTGTATAAATGGCGTAGCGTATTGCATCTAGTACGTCATCCATTTCTTTGATTGGCTCGCCCGTCTTGTCATTCCATGCATATTTAAAGATTTCTTCTCTAAACCGCGGACACTCTTCATACAATACATAAAATCTGCCACTTTTTATTAGCGTTGCTACAGCTTCAATGCCGCTCAAAACCGATTTATCAGCATTTAAAGTTTTAATTCTTTCTCGGTTAAATCGCTCAACGTATTCCTGACGAGCGCTATCCGCATAAAAGATGATATTACCGTATCGCTTTTGGATGTCTTTAGCTACCTTCACCCAGTAGTCGATTTCTTTTAATGTGGCCGCATGCTCCTCAACGACATATATATTACCTTTGTCGTCCTCCGCCAACACCACGATAGCGCCATAATGCTTATAACCCCAGTCAACTCCAGCAAAATATCTTACAATTCGTTTAGTCGCAAGTTCTACTCGGGTTATGACATGTATTTCTTTATTAAAATCTGCATATACAGCACCTTCGCCTGTTACCCATAAACCTTTTATATTGCGGTCATATAACATACCGCTTGGTGTTGTATTTTTGATATTGGTTTTATAACGATCATCAAGGAAGGTGTTGTCATCCAACTCAAAACCATATGAAATGATACTGCTATCATTGTTGTTTATATAGTCTTTTAGCAACCAATGTTCTGGGTGGTCTGGGTTGGTATCGGCTAATATACGTGCACCTGGACCACTGCACCGTGACTTAATCTCATCAAAAACAATAGGATTAGCTAAAGATGCCTCATTAACATAGGCTCCATATGCAGTCATACCACGAATTTTATCTAGATGTCCGATAGTAGAATGACCACAAGTGACTACATAAACGCCAAAAAAAACAAAATTACCCCACTTATCAAATGCAAATTGTATACCGTATTTATTTGTCAACTCATTAAGTATGTTTTGTTTAATTGTCCCAAGTGTCGCACCTGATAAAATGTACTGCGGCATATCAATTCTAAATTTGTCAGCTATTTGCCTTACTTGTAACAATTCCTGTAAAAACAAGTCATTGTTTAAAATAGTTTTACCCGACCGCTTAGCACCATGATTAATCAACATAAACCAATCATCATTTACACATCTGCTGTAGATTTTCTGCTGTTTTGTTGTATAAATAACATCAAGATTTGGTTTATTCATTTTTAAACGCCCCTTGCAGTGCTTCGAAGTAAGTTTTTAACTTATCCTCTGTTGCAGTGTTTGGTGTATTTTGTGCAGAAATTCTTTTTATTTCCTCTTTCGTTTTGTCAATGTTGAAACGCATCTGCTCTGTTTGCAATTGTTTGCGCTCGTTGTCATTGAGTAAATCCACATGCTTTGAAAGGAATTCGAGAGCTTTCATCTTGTCAGCCAGTTTAACTGTTATGCCGTCTTTACCTTGTTTAACCTCAGTTACTAAAGTGCCATCGATTTCGTCAGATTCATTCAGGTGTACATAGTTAAATGCATAGGTTTTAACATTACCGTTCATATCAAGTTTTGGTTGGCCGTCATCTTCGTACTCAATTTCTTCTTGTCTTCCAAACTTTAAATAGTCCGTAATGTCAGCAAAGGCGATATCAATCCACTTTTGGATCAGAGTACGTTTATCAAGTAATGCATCCTCCGTTAAGCCATCGCGAACTTTCACTACTTCATCTCTAATCTTAGGATTTCTAAGTAATCGCGAACCTTCTACCATCGCTGTAGTATAAGCACAGTTATATGCTTTCTGATATGCCTTTGTAGCGTTCCAATACTTCACGTAGTAACTAATAAAAAGCCGTTGCTTATCAGTAAAATCATCACTCTCTAGCTCAATGATTTCTTCTGATTCAACGACTTTTTTATTACTCTTATTTGATTTGTTCTTTATCGGAGTACTCCGTTCGCCCGATTGGAGTACTCCATTTAATTGTTCATTCCAATTGTCCTTAGACTTAGACTTCCATGAACCGATAGTCTTTTCTGGAACGCCTAACATTTCAGCTATGGCTCTATTGGTTATATCACCATTGTGCTCTTTATATATTTCAAAGGCTTTATCTCTATTTGGATCTCTAGCTCTAGCCATATCTCATAACACCACCTCCTACTATTAGTTTTGCTCTCAAAACCACACCAAACTCGGCCCTCAATTATCTTACGTCTACACGTCACGGCTGTTTGATGCAGTTTTCAAAGCAAAAAGACGCCACCGAAGGTGACGCCCATGAATTATGTTGTAACAAAGTATTTTATTGTGGTAAAAATACTAATTTGAAGGACGAAGTTCTTCACCCACCGTGAATAAACCGCACCAACCTACCTCCCATTATACCATATGAAGAAGGGTATAATTACCTTCTTATTCTCCACTTTTTCTACTCAGCTAATTGCAAGTAGTCTACACCAAATAGTAAAATCGCTAAATCCTCATAAGCCTTACTAGCATTTTTGTATACTGCACTTTCTACTAACAAATGCTGCTGAGCAATCTCATTCACCGTCATGCGCTTTTCTGTAAGATACATCAAATAGATTGTTTCATACTTCCTGATACCAAGTTCCCCTTCTTGTTCGCATAAATCTTTATAAAATTCAAGTGTGCGATTAAGGTATCGAACGATTGCTAGTGTACGTTCTTTGGATTTTTTTATGCTCGGTACAACCAATTCGCCCAAATCGATTGCTTCCAGCACCATACGTTCATTTATTTCTGCGACCTTTCCTTCCACTTTTTCTGCCACATTTAAAAATTTACGATAGTTTCGTAACAGCAATTTCACGTTGTACAAACGATAATCGCGTTCCTTTTGAATTTTTTCTTGCTGCTCTTTTTTGTATTGCTCAATAGCCGTTGTAGATGCCACTTCAGAAATTAACTTAATCATTTCTTCGTTTAATACTGTTTGCCCTTTGCCCATGCGCTAGCCCCCATTTATATGTTATAATAGAGTGTGTATAATTTTGCTGAGGTGGCTGGGCGTGTGCTTGGCTGCTTTTTTATTTATAAAAACTGCTTAATCATATCAACAATCATTGACACAAGACCGTACAGACTACTAGTCCCCATCCCCATTAGCGCCCATCCGTTAGCCTCAAACTTGTACATTTTGTTCATGTAGTGCTCCTTCCTACATACAATGGTCATTTTGCTTAGTCATTCTGATTTACAAAGTACAAAAATACTTCTTCAATATCAGCTATATTTTCTTCTATATCCCCCTCATTGTTATTTATGAAAGCTAGACTTTCAGTTGAAGGTTCTTCAGGAAAATCACCATATTCAGCACAAGCTACTAGGTTTTCATAAGGTACTCCGTATTTTTCAAATATTTTTATTAATTCCCCATGTAGAAATTTAGCCCTATGGTTGAAGTCGTGGTATTGACGTAGCTTTTCTTTAATTTCATTAGGCATCTTTTTCAATTCTTACACCTCTTTTTTAGCGATACCATCCAATTCTTCTAAGTGGTCAAAGGCTTCTTTTACCTCTAGTTCGTAACGTGTTCCTTCTGATAAAATCCATAACATTTCGTTCATAGCACTTTGTGTTTCGTTACTAAATCGTCCATTTACGGCTTCACTGTACGCTCTTAACATACGTTCTTTTTTAGATAATTTAGCCATTTCCTTACCTCCTGCTACACACAATTGGCATTGTGCTCAGTCTGATTCTGACCATTTATTATTAAATTCATGAAACTTTTCT